TTGTTCAGGAGATGGAGCAAGGGTAGTGTTTGATACCAACCCCGACAACCCCGAACATTGGTTGAAAAAAGAATATATTGACAGTGAAAGTGAAAATATTATATCGTATCATTTTAGATTAGATGATAATACATTTTTATCAGAGCGATATATTAAGAATATCAAAGAGTCAACCCCTTCTGGTATGTTTTATGATAGAGATATAGAAGGGTTATGGGTAACTGGTGAAGGTATTGTATATAGTGATTTTGATAGAAATAAACATTATTTTGACGATTATTCAAATATAACTTTTAAGAAGAAATTTGCTGGAGTTGACTGGGGTTATAGTCACTATGGATCAATTGTTGTAATGGGCGAAAGTGTTGATGGCAAATTCTATTTGTTAGAAGAACACGCTTATCAATTTAAAGAAATAGATGATTGGGTTGAAATTGCTAAAGATATAAAAGCAAGGCACGGAAATATTACTTTTTATTGTGATAGTGCCAGACCTGAACACGTAGATAGATTTTATCGAGAAAGACTTAATTCAGTCAATGCGAACAAGGAAAGATTAGCAGGTATAGAACAAGTAGCAAGGTTATTCAAAAAGGATAGCCTTTTTATTAATTCTAATGTTAAAAGATTTAAAGAAGAGATATATAACTATATATGGGATGAAAAGACAGGGGACACGATTAAGCAATTTGATGACGTGTTAGACTCGTTAAGATATGCTATATACAGCTATATGAACAGACAAACAGCTAAAGTATTAAATAAAGCCCGATTAGGACTTTAGAAAGGAGTATAAATGCAATTATTAACTTATCCTAGAGTTGAATTTGATGAAAAGAACATCAAGAAAGAGTTAGTGGTTAAACTCATAAGAGAGCATGAGAAACAGCTACCACGATTTAAGAAACTTAAGAAATATTATTTAGGTGAGCATGATATATTAAGTAAACAGCGTGCAAAAAATAAACCTAATTATAAACCTGTGTGTAATCATGCTAAAGATATAGCTGATACTTCAACAGGTTATTTCATGGGAAATACAATTACTTATAGCAATTCTGAAGATACTGATATCGATGAATTATTAATTGCTTTTGATAATGCTGAGGTAGATGAATCTGATCACGATAATGCGTTAGATATGGCTATTTATGGTGTTGCTTATGAATATGTTTATGCTAGAGAAAATGAAAATATATTAGATATAAAAAGCCTTGAAGTTGAAAATACATTTATAGTATATGACGATAGTATTGAACAACAACCATTATTTGGGGTTTATTATTTCAAACGAAAAGAAAATAAGGCTGACACTGAAACATATCAAGCTGTTATTATGACTAAACAATTTGTTTATTCAATTGTTTTAGAAGGTAAAGAAAAAGGCGTTATTTCTGAAAAGCCTATACCTCATAATATGGGTGATATTCCTATTATCGAATACAAAAATAATAAATATTCAATAGGTGATTTTGAACAACAAATAGGGCTGATTGATAGCTATAACTCATTAACAGCTAATAGAATTAATGACAAGGAACAATTTATTGATAGTATATTGGTTCTATATGGTGCAAGGCTTGGAGATGATGAAGAAGAGTCTATAAAGGCTATGGAGTCTTTAGCAGAAAATAAACTCCTAGAATTACACCCTGAAGCACGAGCAGAATATTTAAGTAAAACATTGAATGAGAATGAAGTTGAAACGCTAAGAAATGCTGTTAAGCAAGATATATACACATTTAGCCATATACCTAACTTAACTGATGAGAATTTCGCTGGGAATAGTTCAGGGGTTGCAATGGAGTTTAAGTTGTTAGGTTTAGAGATGATAACTAAAATCAAACAAAGATATTATGTTAAAGGCTTGAAAAAACGAATTAAACTATTTGCTAATTATTTAGGGTTAACACAAATAGCAATTGACGCTAACAGTATAATCCCTAATTTCAGTCGTAGTTTACCTAAGAACCTGTTAGAAATATCTCAAATAGTTAGTAATTTGGATGGTAAAGTAAGCCAAGAAACGTTATTAAGTCAAATTCCATTCGTAGAAGACCCTATGAGTGAAATAGAGAAAGTAAACGAAGAGAAACAAGAAAATATAGCACAGAATCAATTATTATTAACAGGTGGAGAACATATTCACAATACGACAATAGGTGATGAAGTAAATGAACAAGAAGAACAACGAGTACTGGGAACATAGAAAAGCTGAAATGATACACTCTCAGATTGCAAAGGCTGATGTTACATTCGATGAAATATCAAAGGTATATAATCATTCCAGAAAGCATATTGAGAAGAGTATTAAAGGTATATTTAATAAGTTTCAAGCTGAATACGGGCTTTCTAAAAAGGAAGCTGAACAAGTTATTAAAATAATGAGGACAAAGAACAAGAAGTTAATTCCAGCTTTATCCTTATTACCAAGTACACCTAAAATTAAACAAACTATTGAAATGTTGAGTAGTGCGGCTTATGTTTCCCGTATTAACAGACTTCAAAAGCTATTAGATGAAATTGATAATGTACAAGGATATATTGCTAGAAATGAGTTGAGAAAGACAACTGACTTATATAAAAATGTTGCAAAAAACGCTTATTATGGTAGTATACATCAAATTCAAACACAAACTGGTATAGGGTTTAGTTTTAATGAGTTAGATGAAGATTTAGTTGAAAAACTATTAGCTGTACCATGGGAAAATAAAAACTATAGAGATAGAGTGTGGGATAATGCAACAGAGTTATCAAATACTTTAAAAGATGAAGTAACACAAGCGGTACTTACTGGTAAAAGTGAGAAACTAGTAATTGATGAGATATCTAATAGGTTTAATGTTGGAGAGTTTAAGTCTAAACGATTAGTGAGGACAGAAACAGCTTATATTAATAATGAAATGGAAGCTTTAAGCTATATTGAAGCTGATATAGATAAATATAGGTTTGTGGCTGTATTGGACATCAGAACATCTCATATATGCCGTGAACATGACCATAAAGTATATGAGGTATCTAAAAGACAAGTCGGAGTTAACTTCCCACCATTACACCCCTTCTGTAGGTCAACAACAATACCAGTACTTGATACTGATAATTTATCAGAACTATCTAGAAGGGCTAGAGACCCTAAAACAGGAAAGAATATAGTAGTTACTGCTGATATGAGTTATAACGAATGGTATAAGAAATATGTTGATAAAGAATAATAACGTTTAATTTTATTAAACCGTCCTAGATATGACGTTAAACTGTCTTTTTATTATACCCAAGCATTTAAGGTAAAAAACTGTATGGAATAATAGTCGGGGACGACTTAAAAGATAGGAGGTTCAAACATGGAACAAGAATTAAATAATGTCGAGACGGTTGAAGAAAAGGTAACAGCTGAACCAACTAAAACGCAACCCAACGACAAGAAATATAGTGACGCTGAAGTAGACGAGATTATTAATAAGAAGTTTGCCAAATGGAAAAAAGAACAAGAAGCTGAACAAAGTGAAGCTAAGAAACTTAAATCTATGAATGCAGATGAAAAAACTAAATATAATCAAGATAAACGACAAGCAGAACTTGATAAGCGTGAGCAAGAAATAGCAAAACGTGAATTAATGGCGGAAGCTAAGTCGATTTTAAACGAACGTGGTTTACCTGTTGATTTAGCTGGGGTTATTGATTTAACGGACGCCGACACGGTTAAAGCTTCAATTGAGGCGATTGGCAAACAGTGGGAACAAGCAGTTCAAAAGGGAATTGCTGAGAAATTAAAAGGTACTCAACCACTAACTAAAGCACCTCAAAATTCAAATGGTATTACGAAGGAAGCATTAACAAAAATGAAATACCAAGAAAGACTAGATTTTAAAACAAAAAATCCAGATGAATACAATAGAGTAATGAAAGGACAATAATTAATATGACAAATGTAACAATGATGGCGGATTTATTTGATCCGCAAGTAGTAGCAGAAATGTTAAATGAATCAGTAGGTAAATCAATCGTATTCTCTCCACTAGCAGAGGTAGATACAACTTTAGCGGGGCAACCCGGAACAAAATTAACAGTACCACAATGGAATTACATTGGAGATGCTGAAGACGTAGCAGAGGGAGCAGCAATCCCACTTGCTAAATTAGGTAAAAAATCAACAGAAATGACAATTAAAAAAGCAGGTAAAGGGGTAGAACTTACTGATGAGTCAGTATTAGGAGGGTTAGGAGACCCGATTAACACGGCTGTAAGACAAATCGCTAAGTCTATTGACCAAAAAGTTGATAATGATGTATTAGAAGCGGCTAAAACAGCAACTCAAACATACACAACTAAGAGTGGTTTTAAAGTAGAAGATTTATCAAATGCACAAGATATCTTTGAAAATGAAAATGACGCTGTTTATGTCTTAATTTGTCACCCTAAAGCAGCTTCTAAATTAAGATTAAATGCTGCTAAAGAATGGTTAACAGGTACTCAAGTTGGTGCTGACAGATTGATAAGCGGAACATACGGAGAAGTGTTAAGTACTCAAGTTGTACGTTCTAAAAAATGCCAAGAAAATGAGGCATTTTTAATTCAAACTAGTCTAAATGAAGAAGTTGACACTAAAGCTTTCAAAGTATTATTAAAACGTGATGTATTAACAGAGTTTGATAGAAACATCATTAATAAAACTACTGTAATTACAGCTGACCGCCACTATGGAGTGTACTTACAAAACGCTAAAAAAGTTGTTAAAATTACAGTAACAGCTGAAGCATAGGACGGGTTTTTATATGAAGTTTTTAGTTAAAAATCCAATTTTCGATACGAAAACAGAAAAGAGTTATCTTACTGGAGAAGTTTTCGATGTTACGGCTAAGAGATTAGAAGAAATTAAAGAAATGTTAGAACAACAAGGCGGTTTTGATTTATATCTTGAAGAATTGACAGAAGAAACTACTTCAGCTAAGACTGAAAATGAAACAGAAGTAACAAAAGAATAGGAGGTTTCCTATGCTTAATGAATTAGAACTATTAACTGGAGAAAGTGACGTAAAAGTCCTTTCTCTTCTTTTGTTAAGGGCTAATAATATAGTATTGGCAGAAACTAACAGGAGAGTTTTAACTCCTGAATTAGAACATATAGCGTTAGAAATAGCGGTAGAAATGTTCAATAAGCAAGGTAGTGAGGGCGAAGCGTCAAGAACTGAAGGCGGAATAGCTATTGTTTATCGTGATGGCTTACCCTCACATATCAAAAATACTTTATCTTCTTACAGGTTAGCGAGGTGTTCGGGTCGTGCGTTTGAAAAAGAACAGACTGAAACCTTACAAGATATTTAAATACGTAGTTAAGACTAATGAAGAAGGGGTACGTTTTAAAGGGTATAAAGAAAACTCATATATTATTAATGCTGAAATATATCCAGCTTCAGGACGTATTCAAGCCCAAGTATACGGTGAAAAATTAAATTATATGTTAAATATGCTAATAGAACGTACTACTGAAATAAATGAGCGTGATGGAATTTGTATCAACAGTGAGACACCTAACTATGAAGTAGTATCTATTAAGAAATATACATTTCATAAATTAGTGGAGTTAAAAAAACTTTGACTGAAATACAGAATGTAAGCAGATTGATTAATAAGATCCATAGAATAGGTGGAACAGCAGGTGAACAAATTATAAAAGCTGGAGTCAGTAGGGGAACTAAAATAGTTCAATCTGAAGCCAAATTATTAGTGCCAACTAACTCTGGACGAACTAGAAACAGTATAAGAACAAAGGTTGATGGTTTGAAAGGTTCTGTGTATACTAACGAACCATCAGCAGTATTTGTTGAGTTCGGAACAGGTAGTGTAGGGGCTAGTAATCATGGTGGAATAAGCCCAAATGTTAGACCATCTTACAGAAATACTCCTTGGTGGTTTCATGAAAGTATGGTTGAGGGTGGTTACTTATCAGCATATAATTTTTTCACAATAGATACGCCCGTTGGTAAGTTCTATAAGACAGAGGGACAAGCGGCACAACCGTTTATGTACCCTGCCTTGAAAAATAATAGGGCTAAAGTTTTAGCTGAAATGGAAAAGTATTTAAGTAGGAAATTGAAGGAGATAACAAAATGATTAATGTTAAACCGTTAATATATAAGGAGTTATCTAAAATAGCGACAAACGTAACAGATACATACCCTGCTGATTGGGAGACATTCCCTGTTGTAATTTATTTAGAAGAGGAGAATAAACCTCACGAATGGCTAGATAATGGAGTAGAAGAGACTACTTATTTACGTTACAAAGTCGATATTTTTGATAAAGAAAGTACTTCTAACATAGCCGTAGAAGTAGATAAAGTATTTAGTTCATTAGGGTTGAAACGAACTATGGCACAAGATATGCCAGACCCAAGTAATTTAAGACATAAAGTTATGAGATTTGAGGGAATATATGATCCTGATACAAATATAGTATATCAATATAGAATGGAGGGCTAATATGTTAGCAAATGGAATTAAATTAGAATACAGTGAGTCAACAAGTGGTTATACTCTATTAACAGGGCTTAAAGAAGTACCTGAACTTGGGGTTGAGCCTGAGAAAGTAGAGAATACAACACTAGCTGATACTGTAAAACAATATGAGTTAGGAATTGGAGACGCTGGGGAACTAGAATACAAATTTAAGTATGAAAATAAAACAGCAACTTCACCATTTAGAGTGTTACGAAAAGCTATGGACAGTAAGAAAGTTCTTAACTTTAAACAAACATACCCAGATGGAACAACAGTAACATTTAGCGGTCAAGTTTCAGTAAAACTTGGCGGTGGTGGTGTAAATGGTGTTATTGAATTTACACTTAAAGTTGCTTTACAGTCGGATTTAGTATTTGCAGACGCTTCTGTAGTAATGTAAGAAAGGAAATTAACATAGATGGCAAAGAAACCATACACAACTTGGCAAGTAGGTAAAGAAGAATATAAACTAAAATTAACAACATCAGCAGTATGTAAACTTGAGGAGAATTTAGGGGTAAATATTGTTAAAATCTTTAATTTTAATGATGACTTCCCGTTACCTCCACTAAAAACTATGTTATACGTACTTCATGGGGCTATTACAAAATACCAACATGGGTTAAAATTTGATGATGTAATGAATATTTTTGACGAATATTTAGACGAAGGACACGATCAAATGGATCTATTAATGGAAGTATTAATTCCGTTAATGCAAGATTCGGGTTTTATTCCGAAAGAAGAGAAGAAAGCGGAAAAAGTCAAAGTTCTAAAATAATAGAAACTATGACTGAATATATTGGGGAGTTATACCCTATTGCACTAGATGTAGGGATAACTCCTCCTTTATTTTGGGAATATTCAATACAAGAAATAACAGATATTATTGATAGTAGAAATCGTGTATTAGAATTTAACAGGAAAAATGAATATATCCGTGATTATTATTTGGCTAAAAGTATTGTTGAATGGTTAGCACCTATGTTAAGTAAAGACGCTAAACCACCCGAATTATGGAATTGTGCTCCTGACTATGTTTTTGAGAAAGAAAAAGAAGAAATCGAGAAACAACGTGTTGAGTATGAATTGGAATTACATAAGGAACGAATGAGAGAATTTGCAATGAGGTTTAATTCTCAAAGGGCTAATAATATGCTATAATCTCTAATAGGAGGTTATGTATTTATGAGTAAAGAGAATAATTTTATAATGCCGTTAATGTGTCCGCAATGTAATTCACAAGATATTCAATTTCAATTGGTTAACCATCAAGATTTGAAACCAAAAGGAAAAAGCTTTCTATGGTGGATAACAATAGGCTGGTTGTGGGTTTTAGTTAAATGGGTAATTTTTTATGTAATAATGGGATGGTTTATAATTCCGTTCAAGTTTTTATTGCCGAAGAAATATAAAATACAAAACACAGTTAAAAACTATAAAATTTGTAAGCATTGCGGATATCATTGGAAATAATCAAAGTTAAAGTCAATCAATAATGATTGGCTTTTTTATTTTACCTTGAAAGGAGGAGCAAATGGCAACATTAGAAGAATTAAAAGTCGTTATCAACGCTGAATTGAAACCATTTCAACAAAAAATGAAAGAAATGGAGAATACAGTAACTCAATCAACTAATAACGTAAGAAATAAGCTTAGCGGGTTAAAAAATATGTTTTCAAGTTTAGCAAAAGTAGCCGCTTTAGGTTACTTAGCGAGAGAGTTATACCAGTTAGGTAAATATTCAGTTCAAACAGCGTTAGAAGTTCAGGCTTCTATGAACCAAATTCAACGGCTTATGGGTGAAAGTTCTCAAGCTTTCTTAAAATGGGCTGAAAATAATGCATTAGCTTTTAATATGAGTAAGGCTGAGGCTATAAAATACGGATCAACCTATGGAAATATACTGGCTGGTTTCATTAAAAATCAAGATAAATTAGCAGGCTATACAGCTAAACTGTTAGAAACATCTTCAATCATTGCACAGGGAACAGGACGAACTATGACTGACGTTATGGAACGTATCCGAAGTGGTTTACTTGGAAATACTGAAGCGATAGATTTTTGTCGCACCGCTTAGAAATAGGCGGATTAAGAACTTACCAAAATCGGTAGAACTCTAAATTTTAATTGGAAACTTCGGTATAAATGTGATATAATATAATTAATAAAAAGAGGTGATATTATGGGCTTTATATACGAAATTAAATGTACTAAAACTGGAAGAAGTTATTTCGGTCAGTCTAAAAATATAAAAAGACGATTTGATGACCACAAATATAAACTTCGACATAATCAGCATTACTCAAAAGAAATGCAAGATGATTTTAATTTGTTTGGAGAAACAGAGTTTCAATTTTCTGTTTTAGAAGAAGTATCTAACAAAATATTAGACGAAAGAGAAAGCTATTGGATATTATTATCAGATAATGCATATAATATTGAAAGTGGCGGAGTTAAGGATAAACAACTTGCTGAAAGCACTAAAGAAAAATTAAGTGTTAAAGCAAAAGAGAGATATAAAACTCATGCAAAATACTTTAATAATCCAATTTCTATTGAAAAACGTTCAATATCAAATACAGGTAAAAAAAGAGACGATGAATTTAGAAAGAAAATGAGTGAAATCGCCAAAAATAGAACGGGTTCTAAAAACTCATTTTTTGGAAAAAAACACTCTGAAGAAACAAAACGAAAAATCAGCGAAGCTAACAAAGGGAAATATGATGGTGGGAAACCTAAAATACCTATTGTAGCTATTCATGTTGAAACTGGAGAAGTTAGAGAGTATGATTCGAAAAGAGATGCTTCAAAAGATATTTTCCCTGCGAGGTCTTTTATAGACAAAGTTATTCGCGGTGAAAAGAAACATTATAAAGGGTACATTTTTAAAGAGTTAAAACAAGACGATACCGAGGTAAACTAAGCAATTAAAAAGGCTTAGTCACCGTAGAGCATAGGAGTTGAACCTGTGCTTTTTGTTTTGTCAAAAAGTACAGAATAAAATATTCCCACGAGTGGTAAGCACCTAAACAATTTGGTTGTAGGTGAAAATATATGCCGAACTTATAAGAAATTATAAGAAGTACGGATAAAAAGCCGTACGATAACATTATTGAGAAGACTTAGGGGTAATGGTTCAAGTTAAAATGATTGAAAGTACAGAGGCGTTTAAAAAGTTTGCTAATGGTCAAAGTTGGGAACAATTAGACTTCCAAACACAGCAACAAATAAGGTTGATGGCGATTTTAGAACAAGCAACAAAACGTTATGGAGACACATTACAAGATAATGTTAACAACAGAATAGCAACGTTTAAAGCCTTGATGAAAGACTCAGCTTTAAATATTGGTAATGCGTTTTTACCTATAATTAATGCTATTATGCCTATTTTAAATGCATTTGCTAGTGTTATTCGAACAGCAACGGCGAAGTTGGCCGAATTCATTCAATTACTATTCGATAAGAAAGTAAGTAGTACTGATGGAGTTGCAGGGGCTGTAAACAATGCTACCCAAGGTTTGCAAGGTGCAGGGAATGCGGCTGGAGATTTAGCTGATAATTTAGATGACGCTGGCGGAGGTGCTGGCAACCTAGCTGACAATGTAGGAAAAGCAGGGAAAGCCGCTAAAAAAGCAGTAAAAGAATTACGTGGTTTAATGGGCTTTGATGAAATTAACCTATTAAATAAAAAGAATGATGACTCTGACGACAACTCTGGAGGAGGTGGCGGAGGAGGTAAAGGCGGTAAAGGAAAAGGTGCTGGCGGTAAAGATATTTTACCTGATATAGACATTTCTGACAGAGGTACAAAATATAACACTATGTTTGATGGACTTCTTGAAAAACTTAAGCCTTTACTAGCTTTTCTTGAACACTTAAAAAACTTATTTAAACTTGGTTGGAAACTTACTTTTAGAGAAGAAGGTATTGAACAACTAAAAAAATCACTTATGGGCATTAAAGAGTCTCTAGAAATAATATTTGGTGATGGTTTAGTTGCACGAACGGCCGGAACGTTCTTAGAACGACTAGCATTTGCATTAGGACAAACAACAGCGGCGTTAGCTAACGTTGTGTTAGGAATAGCCGTATTTATCGCTGAAAGTCTTAACAAATCGTTGCAAGAAACTAGACTTGACATAAAAAGTTGGCTAATGCGAAGTTTCTTAGAAATGGGAGATATAGTAGGAAGTATTGGTAATATTGCCGCTGATATCTCAAACATTTTCTATGATACTATTACCAGTCAACCGTCAACAGATATTGGAGCCAATATAATTTCAACATTAACTTATGCTGGAATGGGTGTTGTTGATGTTGGATTGAAACTTGGTAGAGATTTATTAGGTGGTATTGAACGTGTAATTAGAGAAAATTCTCAACCTATTACAGATGCTTTCATTGGTATGTTAGATGCATTAAAACCTTTCTTTGAGACATTTAAAGAAGCTGTAAGAGATGCTTTTAAAATATTTAATGATGTATACGATAACCATATAAAACCGTTTATTGACAGTTTCTTTAAGGGTATATCAGAAATTGTAACCACATTATCTAATGCATGGAATAATCATATAAACCCAATTTTAAAAGAGTTGGGAGAAAAATTTCATGATGTATATAGAGATTATATAAAACCAGCTATGGAAAAAACAGGTGAAGCAATTGGTGTTGTTTTCGATGTTTTAAAAGATTTGTGGGAGAATGTACTTGTTCCAGTAGGAAAACTATTATCTGAATTAGCTACAGGTTCTTTAGGAGAAATAGTTAAAATCTTAGGAGAAACCTTACTAGAAGCACTGAAAACTGTTTCTAAATGGTGGAAAGAACTAATGGATGTGGTAAAAGATTTTGGTGACTGGTGTAAAGACCATAAGACAACCATAGAAGCAGTTGCTGTGGCAGTCGGTAGTTTTGCAACGGCATTGCTGGTATTAAAAGGTGCATCTGCGATAGCTGCGACATTATCAGCGCTTTCTGGAGCTAGTCTGTTACTTTCAGGTGCATTTACAGCCTTAACAGTCGTTGAAACAATACTTACTGGGGTGACAACAGTATTAGGTGGAGTATTTGCATTTTTAACTTCTCCGTTAACACTTATTGCCTTAGGTATTGCGGCAGTAATCACAGTTGGGTATTTATTATATGCTCACTGGGATGAGATAAAAGCCTATGCTGAAGAAGTTTGGAACGCTATAAAAGATTGGGTTAATCAAGCTTGGGAAGGTATAAAACAAGCGTGGAGCAACATTGGAGAATGGTTCTCTGAAAAATGGGAAGCTGTTAAAGCAATTTTCGAACCTGTTGGTCAATGGTTTAGTGAGAAATTCCAACAAGCTTGGGACTTTATAGTTAATATATTTAGCGTGATAGGTCAATGGTTTAGTGAAAGGTGGAACGAGGTTAAAACTATTTTATCTCCACTAGCTGATTGGTTTAAAGAAAAATTCCAAAATGCTTGGGATAATCTAACAAATATATTTAAAATAATAGGTCAATGGTTCAGTGAGAGATGGACTGAGGTTAAAAACATTCTATCTCCTATAGGTCAATGGTTTAAGGATAAATTCCAAAGTGCTTGGGATGGTCTGACAGGTATATTTAAATCATTAGGCTCTTGGTTTGGGGCTAGATGGAACGATGTAACAAATGCACTTAGCAACGTTGCTAGTTGGTTTGGAAATATCTTCACAAGTGCATATAATGCGGTTAAGAATGCATTCAGTTCTATTGGATCATTCTTCAGCGGTGTATGGTCTACTGTTAAGAATATATTTGTAAATGCTGGTCAAATGGTCGGAAGTGCTGTTGGTGGAGCTTTTAAAGGGGCGGTTAATGCCGTATTAGGAACTATTGAGAGTATAGTAAATGGATTTATTGATATGATTAATGGTGTAATAGGAGTTATTAACGCTATACCGGGAGTTTCATTAGGATATATCAACGGAATTAGTTTACCAAGGCTTGCTCGTGGTGGTATTGTTGACAGCCCAACTATTGCAATGATTGGGGAAGCTGGTAAAGAAGCGGTTGTACCTCTTGAAAATACTGGATTCTTACAAACAATGGGACGTGTTGTAAGTAGTGCTGTTGCTGATGTAATTGGAAACAACCAACCAACCTCAGGCGGTTTAACTGGTGATATCGTGATCCAGTTAGGTGGTACTGAGTACGCTAGATTTACAATTGATGAAATCAATAAAGAACAGGAAAGAGTAGGTCAAACTCTTATAAAAATTTAGGAGGAACAATATATGGCAAAGTTAATTATTAATGGAGTAACAATTGTTACTCCTAAATCATTTCAAGTATCAATACAAGATATTGATGGAGAAACAGGGCGTGACGCCAACGGTAATATGGTAAGAGACAGAGTGACCACTAAAAGAAAATTAGATTGTGAATGGGGTTTTTTAACTCAATCTGAAATGAGTACCTTATTGAGTAGCGTTACAAGTGAATTCTTTTCAGTTTCCTACCCTGACCCTATCATAGGTCAAACAACAAAAACATTTTACGTTGGGGATAGAAGTTCTCCAGCATATAGTTTTAGTGAAAAATTTAAGCCGTGGAGTGGCTTAAAAATGAATTTCATAGAAAGGTAGGTTAATATGTTTAACAACAATACAAGCTATCAAGAAGCAATAAATGCACCCTCAAGACGAATTACTGGGAACGTAACAATAAAAGGTCAGAAATTGTCTGATGATATTTCATCAATAGACTATGTTAGTTCAATTTCCGGGAATACACTTACTATTGGTGCTACAAATGCTTCAACAGTAGATATTAAATTCAAGAAGTTAATAGAAGGATTAGCAGAGAGGGAACTAATAAAGGTTTCATTTTCTGTTCAAACATCTAGTGGAATTATTGAAAGACAAATTGGAGAGTTCTTCTTAACTGAAATAAAACTTGACAGAAATAATAAAACAACAACGTTAAAAGCCATTGATAAAATGGCTTTTTTAAATGATAAATACAGCTCTACTTTACTTTATCCAACCTTAGGAAGGAATATTGTACAAGAGATAGCTAATAGCTGTAATTTGAGGGTTAATAATAACCTTAATATAACAAACTTACCTAGTTTTAGTAAAAAATTAGAAAAAGTTACTTACCGTGAAATGTTAGGTTACTTAGCACAGACAGTAGGAGCTTTTGTAATTTTTAATAACAATGGTGAATTAGAGTTCAGAAAATTAAATAGAACTCAAAAACAAATCTCAAAAGGTTCATATCTTTTAAAAGGTTTGGAAGTGGACGAGGTAGAATACAGAATTAACGGTATTTCTATCAGTTTAAATAACCAAGAGAAAACAATATTAGCTGTTGGAAGCCCGTTAGGTACACAGGTTAAACTTACTAACCCGTTAATGACTCAAGGGTGGTTAAATTCTATCTTCTCAGAGTATTCAAGATTAAGATTTAACCCTTTTAAATTAAAATGGCGTGGTGATCCGTTTGTTGAAGTAGGTGATTGGGTTTCTATAGAAATAGCTAACGGCTCTTATCGTGCTTTTCCTATCTTAGAGTTAAAACTATCTTACAGCGGTGGTTTAAAATCTACTATAGGGGCTAACGTCAAGGGGACTACGACTTCAACGACAGAGTATAAAGGGACAGTTGAACGTCAAATTGAGTTTATTAATGCTCGATTAGGGGCTTCAGGTAACTATGTTTATGCTGATACTGTTGAACCAACTAACCCAAAAGAGGGTGATACATGGTTTAAACCTAACGGAGCATTTACTGACTTATACATATATGAAAATAATCAGTGGGTTTTAAAGACATCAACTGGGAATATTGAAGGGTTAATTACTAAAATTACTGACTCAAGTGTTTCAACTCAAAACTTAGCTACGGCAATAGCAAAAATCATAGAACTTGACGCTGCTAGAATTACAACAGGTAGCCTTTCATTTGAACAATTAAGCAGTAATACTGTTAGTGAAATAAGAAAAGGTATGGTTAGCGAAACAAAGTTTAATAGTTTTGTGAATGATTCTAATGGCTTACGACAACAAATGAGTTCTGAGATTGAAAGGGTTGTTGAAAGTAAAAAATCAACGCTTAAAGGACAAGATGGGAAAAGTAGTTATATTCACAAAAAATATACTAACGATGTAGTTACAGGCCCGATGACTGATAATAGTAATTCAATATATATAGGAATTTATACAGGTGATAAAGCGGTAGCACCAACTAATATGAGTGAATATGAATGGACTAGAATAAGAGGTTATAACGGCGTTAGTAGTTACATCCATAGAAAATATAGCGACAATTCAAACGGTGATAATATGGATGATAATTCAAGTCGTAAGTATATAGGGATATACACAGGGAAAAGCTCAACACCACCAACAACAGCAAGTAG